GTTTTTCGAACTCCTTTAATAAGTCATAGTAAAGTGGGTTATCTTCTCTTTTAAGTGTCTGTATCCTTGCAGAATTGTCAACATGGGTTACTGACGGAATGTTTACATCCTTTTTAACTTTGACAACTTGATTCATATAAGGAACATCTTCTTCTGATAGAAAATACTTTTGATAATCTTCAATTGTAACCGATGGAGCAAATGGTCTAAACATTTCTCTCTTTTTGACAACCTTATTAATTCTATCTCTAACATCTTCCAAATGTGGATTGGCTAATATAGAACGATTACCCAATGCTCTTGCACCAAATTCAGTTCTACCTTGAAACCAACCTATAATGTTACCTTCATTAATTAACTTTGCAACCGATTTACACAACATCTCATTGCTATCGAACATTTCAACTTTACTTCTATTATTTTGTAATATAATTTTAAGTAATTCAGGACTACTCCACTCCTCACCTAAATATGGAGATTGATTATCACCACCTTTTACTTTTGGATTACCTAATATAATATGATGTTGATATAAACACGCACCGATTGCAGAACCCGAATCCGATGGAGCAAATGGAATCCAAACATTTTTGATATTTGTATGTTTTTTAATTTTACCATTAGCAGTTCCGTTATATGCACACCCACCACCTAATACTAAATTTTCACATTCCCAAATATTAGTAATTCTATTGATAATAAAATATAATGCACTTTCATACCACTTTTGCAATGAGGCAGCTAGGTCTTTATGATGTTGTTCAATTGGTTCATCTTTAAATCTTGGTGGAAATCCAATTAAATCAATAAGTTTTTCATTAAACATATCATTATCCGATGTATGCCATGTAAAGTAAGACATATCCACCTTTACAATATCGATTTCACCACCAGTAGTAACAACTTTATCAAATATATTATATTTTTCATTATCACCATATGGGGCCAATCCCATCACTTTATATTCACCTTCGTTTGGTTTAAATCCTAAATAAGCAGTGAATGCCGAATAAATCAACCCCAAAGAATGTGGAAATTGTAATGTTTGTATTTTATGAAACCCGTTACTATCACACATTGTGGCGTATACCGAATGTCTTTCACCAACTCCGTCAATTGACAACCCTATTGTTGTATCAAATGGTGATGTATAATATGAAAGTGCCAAATGTGATAAATGATGTTGAGTATATGTGATAATTCCATCATAACCAATGGATTTCAATATTTTTTTTAAATTACCTTCGGTTTCATTCCATCTTTTATTAAACTTTCTCCATTTCATTGGATATCTTAAACCACCCCATTTACCTATTGTTTCTCTAACTCTTTCATATTTGTCATTTGGGGTTTCATACCAACAAACCATATCAACTTCATCAATTGTTATTTTTGTGTATTCTAAACACCATTGGATTGCTTTAAATGGAAAAGAACTATCGTGTTTTTCACCAGATAGTTTCTCTTCTTCAATGGCACATATTACTTTACCATCCACTAATAGTGTTGCAGCTGAATCGTGATAAAATGCAGATAAACCTAATTGTATCATACTTAAATTTTTATATCCCCATATTTGTCAAATTCATTATATAATTCCATTTGTCTTTCTTTCATTTTGTTGACAACTTTGGTAATATAATGAGTAGGGTGACCTGTCATTTCTCTAATAAGTAAATATAATGATTTTTTATTAAAGTTTTCTATATAATTTGCTCTTCTAAATAATTCTAATACTGAGTCTGCTATTTGCATATCTCTTTTCTTTGGAAAGTAATTTTCTAAATGTTTATCCCAATATTGTAACATTCTAATATTAAATGTTCTATGTTCTTCATTTCTTTCTTCTTCTCTAAAATTATTTTCAGTATCAAATGATTCGGGTAAACCAGACATTATATCCGTATCTTTATATCTTTTATAATTTGCATTATTATTTAAAATAAGATAGTTTCTTGCAACAATTGTAAAGTAAGAAAATGCCTTTCCCTTACCATTTTTATACATATGAATTTTTTCAATCATAAATGCAACGACTTCCGACATTACATCTTTTGGGTCGTCATCAAAATAAGTAAATTTCCATTTATTATAAACTATCTCTGCAAGTTTATCAAATGCAGATGCAATTCGTTCTCTATATAATTTATCTTTAATATATTGGTCATCGGTTAAATTATATTCAATAATAGCGTCTTCCGTATCTTTTGAAAAATATTGTCTGTTGGGGCCCCTTTTTTTTCTAATTGGCATTTTGTTGTATTTTGAATTTTTCGATAGTTTCTTTAATTTGATAAAATATAGAACCTACTTCATCATCCTTCTCAAACATTTCACGACTATCTATTAATCGTAATGCCTCCAGTAATGCTTCGTTTCTTTCCAATTCCGTTTGTAAAAAAATATCATTTTCTTCAATGATATCTTCGTATTTTTCCAATTTATTTAAAATATTATAAATTGCAAATGATAATGCAACTACTAATACTGATAATATTGAGATTATTGTGTATAACATAATTAAACGATTTCGTATCCTTGTAAAAAATATTTGTTTGCATTTTTGAATTTAATTTCAACCATTTCACCTTCTTTGGATTTCATTACAATTTTATCATTTCTACCATATGTTTGTCTTTTGACAACTTGTGTATTATAAACTCTATCTTTAATTGTAAATCCGTCTAAATGGTCTATTTCGTGTTGAACAATTACGGTCATCATAGTTTCTTTTGAAATTGATTCATTTTGCTTATCCCCATCAGGATTAATTTCAAATGTTAACTCACCTAAGTTATCGGTAACTACAACAATTTTGGAAGCTCTAATAGTTCTAACAGGCCTTTCAATAGTTGATGGTATTGATAAACAACCTTCAAAGAATAAAAATCCCTCTTTTGATTTTTCTTTAATAATTGGATTTACTAAGAATAATTCCTCATCACCAAAGCGAATTAAACATGCTCTTTTTTTAATTCCAATTTGTGTTGCAGAAATTCCTAATCCTGGGTGTTTTATCAAGGTTTCACTTAATTGTAATCTTAATTCATCAGATTCTTGTTGTGTAATTTCTGTTTTAGGTGTCGGTGTTTTTAGATACTCCGTAAACTCTTTTGTTGTTAGTCCGTTAGAACCTTTGTCTACTATTAATTTCATTTTTTTATTTTTATATTAATGTTTTAGTTTGTTTTTTAGAATAATTAGTTTTTTTCCAATGTAGAAAAAATTGTAAAACTCTTTCATTTTCATTACAAATAAGTTCATCTCTCCAATGTATTATTTTATCGGAATCCATTAATATAATACCATCACCAACATTTGTATTAAAATTTACATTTTTATTATCAATTTCTGCCCATAAAGGCCATTCTTTATTTATGGTGGATTCTAAACATATGGACATAGTTATATTGATATCGGTTCTATCTTTATGTTTTGCTAAAAATGATTTATTTTTATATTCTCTGACGTATGTATTTGTATCTATCAGGTCAATAGTATTCAATGTTTCTAAAACTTTGGGTTTCAATTTATCCAAATAAATATTAAATTTATCGGAAGGTCTGAATCCAAATGTATTTGGTGTAGTTCTAATATCATCAAAAGATTTTGTTTTAGATTTTTCCAAATCAAATTGGGTTGTCAAAAATTTACACTCTTTTTCTGAAAGAATATTGGGTATCAAATATATCATATATTATATTAATGTTTTTTTAAAATTTTCTATTGGTGTTACTTTAAACCAATTAACTAATGAGTATCTTGTTCCTGATATTATGGGTTTTACTCTATGTGTTAAATGTGAATAAAAAATAAATAGATTGCCCACCCCTTTTTCTAATGTTATTTCATTATCATCCTTATCTTTTATTTGTAGTTCACCTCCAGTATATTCATCATTTAATTGTATAACCATTGAACAATATCTTTCTTGATAGACTCCATCTGCAGAATCTTCGTGCCAATTATAATATCCGTCTGTTGTGTATTCTGTAAATTGAAACATATTATTTGTAAAATCAATTTCATAACCTTTTACATTTACTTCTTTTTTAAAAATATTAATTAATTTTTCATTTAAATTTGGAAAATCTAAACTATAATCATAGAAAAAAACATTTGATTTTCTACTTTTTAGATTCAACCTTTTAGTATCTGATACCAATGCTGGTTTCAATTCTTTGGTTAATGAAAATTGTAACAAATCTTCACATTCTTTTTTTGATAGAAAATTTGGTATAGTAGTATAGTTTATCATTATAATAATGTTTTTATTTTTTCAATCCGTACTTAATCCATTTATACCATACTCTTTCGTGAATATAATATTGAATGGGTTTATAAATCAATTCTGCTACACCAAATGTTGCTCCTACTTTAATTGAACCACTTATTAACCACATTAATAAGAAACCAACTATGGTACTTATAATACGATATGAGATAGTTTTTGCAATGTGTCTTTTACGCTCTACTACCATCTTTCTCAATTTCACCTTTACGAATTTTAGTTCCACTAATTACTTCAATATTAGTAGGAGGTTCGTGGTATATAACCTCATATCCAACACCTCTACCATAGTTTACACTTTCAACGTCTGGAATAATTGATAACAATATTTTATCCCAATTGTTTGTAAAAAATGGTTCTTTTTGTAATTCTTGTAATACTTCTTGTGCTGATTTTGGATTATTTTCATCCTTTTGTACATCTCTGATTGCAACCCAACAATTCTTTCCTTTTTCTAATTGTTGATTGATTAACCACTCATGACCTTTGTGCCATGTTTGCCACCTTCCGATGAATAATGCATATTTTTTCATAAATTATAATTTCGTATTTTCAATATACGAAAATAATTTTAATTTACCAAATATTAATAAGTTTTAATATTTTCATGTTCACTTCTTAGTCTAGATAACTCTCTAACATTACCACCCTTAGTTGATAACCAATAATTAACGGCCTTTGGGTTATTTATCCATAAATTTCTTTTATTCCAAGGAAATTCTGGATGCATATATTCTTCCCATTTTAAATCTGGAAGATTTTCTTCTACATTTTCAGAAGTAGGTGTATCATCAACCACAACATTAGTAGATTCAACATTTGTATCTTCTTCTTTTTTGTTAGTCTCATTTTTTTCGTTTTCGTTAACAATATCATCTCCGTAAACCTCATATAATCCTAATTTTTGGTTATTTTCAACCATTTCCGATAAAAGTTCTTCTCTTGTTTTATTTTTTGGTAAAACTAAACCATTAAATGCTATAATAAGTGCAACGGCCAATGGGTCAAACACTATTACAATCAAAAATATAAAGAATTTGACTACTTTTTTTAATTCTACACCAAAAACTTCAGCTATAAACCTAAAACCACCCACTTCTTTCTCCAAATCTAAGTTAGAAACCTTAATTTTGTTGATTTCATCGTTATTTTTAGCATTTTGGTCTTGCAAATCACTAATTTTTTTATTAATTTGAGCAGTTTGTCTGTCTTTTTGGTCAATTGAACGTAAAAGACGAGAATTTACCTTACCTTTGTCTAAAATTGTGTTTTGTGTTGAAGATAATTGACCTAATTGAGTATTAAGTTGAGTAATTTGTGCAGTATTTTGGTCAATTTTTGTAGTATAGACTAAAACCTCTCTATCAACCTGTTGTAATTTTAGGGACTGAGATTGAAATGCATTAGAAAGATATCCAAATATACCAGCTGAGGTGATTAACATCAGTAATGCAACGGCAGAGGTCAAATACCACTTATTAAATCCCTTTATGTTTTCCCACTCTTGTTTGAGATAAGTTGCTGCTACTAATTTAGCAAACTCCAGTGCACCGGCCATTACCATAACAGATACGGCTGCTCCACTAAATAGAACACCCAAACCCGTTACGGAGAAGTAAGCTGCACATCCGGCAATAATTAGTGCAGAAAATCCGACTAAATATTTAAGCCAATTCATTTATCTATTGATTCTGGTTAATTCGGCAACACGTTCTACTATCTTTCTTGCATCTTCCAAAGTAGTGTGAGCAACCGATGGTGTCATTGATTGTGCACCAGTAATCCCGTTTTGTAAAATCCTCAACTTTCCGTCTAAAGATTCTAATAACGTTTGTATTTTTTCGTTGTATATCATAGTAATAAGTATTTATTTGTAATAAAAAAGGTAGAAGTGTTTAATCTCCTACCTTTTCAATATACGAAAAATAACTGAATTAACCTAATTTTGGGGTTAATTTTTTTGGTTTGGACTCTTCCTTTCTTTCAATAGTAATTAAGAGAATACCATTTTTAATTTCAGCTTTTGCTTTTCTGCCATCGAAGTTTTTACCTACGTTAACTCTTTCTTCAATGTCTGAAATTAATTGATTGAAAGGATTTTCTTTGTCCTCTTGTGTTTTTTTGGCTTTGATTTCAATCTTGTCCTCAAAACAATTGATTTCAATATCATCAGGATTGTGTCCTAATACTGATAATGCAATTGTTGCAGATTCATCTTTAATGTCTACTGCAAATTTGTTTTGAACATACGTTGTTCTTTCTTTTGGTTGTTCGATTGGAAAAAATTCATCGAACAATTTACTGTAATCAATCATGTACATAATATAAATGTTTTTAGTTAATAATATCTTATATAGTCCAAATATTATACCAATGAACTACTTTTGACATTTTGACATTAAATTTCGTTATTTTGTCTTTCGATGATTGTAGACATATGGTCTGCCCAATGCATGATAAATTGAAGTTTGTAAACTAATTGCTTTTTCAAATCGTGACCTGCTAAATACTTTTGATTATCTTCATCATACATACCATCGGTAAGTTTGATTGCGAAATACTCTTTCTCATTATATTGAATACCATAATGATTCAATGTAAAGAAAGTTCTATCGGTTAAGGTCATATATGGAATATTCTCATTACGAACAAATAAAGTTCCGTATTTCTTTTGAGACCACTCTTCCTGGTTTGGTAAATAATGTAGTTCTGCTTTAACACCCAACTTTCCTAAGTCGTGATGTAGACAACTAAATATTAATTCTTCTTCGGTGAAATCAATCTCTCCACCTTGCATTACGAATAGGTCTCTCATTTTAAGAGCGTTCTTACATACGTTAAAGATGTGGTCTATATACCCACCTATATATGCGTTATGATAGTGTTTTGAGCCAGATGCGGCAGATAGTGTAAGATTAACACCCAATTCTTCTTCGGAATACATATGGAGTAATTTCTCCAATCTTTCTCCTGTGAAATATTTTTTAATTATACCTATAAATCGGTCATAATTTGCTTTTAATTCTTGTTCTGTCTTTTGTTTCATAATTTAGAGTTTAATTGTTTATAATACTCTAATATACGACAAATAATTGACATTACCAAATTTATATTAATTTTTTTATATATTTTTCATTTCTATAACGATTATTTACATTTAACATATATTCATATTTTGTATTTGATATATTAAAATAATTTTTTATTTTTTCTAAATCAATTTTTGTATTATATATACCTTCATATGTAATCGAAATATCTACATTCATATTTTTTACTTTATCATTTTGATTTTTGATATTTTTTTCTAATTTATATAGTTCTTCTCTGTGTTCATCAATCCAATTTTCATCTATTGTATAAATACTATGCCATTTATTTGTTTTTATAGAATGTAAATTACTTATTGCACATTCATATATATTTTCTCTTATAATAGATATTTTAATAGTATTATCGGGTATCATATGAATTTGTTCCGGTTCCAATTTTATAACAAAGTTTCCTTCTTTAAAATCTATTTCTTTATTTACGAAATGATTATTAAATGGTTCATGAATATATTTCCTATTAATTTCTCTTGACAACCACTCTCCAAAACAAGTTCCACCTACTCTACTATATGCTATAATACAAATATTCATATTAAATCATTTATTTTTTTAGGTAAATGTTTATCAATTATATCATGCATATTATGAATACACCTATATTTTGAATTTAT